CCGTTATTTGCACTCCGTAATCTCTTTGGTACGCATCTCCACTTCTACCCGTAATTGTATCGGTTGTTTCTCCGTTACTTCCTATGGCTAAATCAGTAAAACCTCCAGAATTATATTGAACGGCTATTTTTAGTTGAACAGAAGTACCTAGTAAGTCTCCATCATCAGTTGCTTTTTGTAGTTGAGGAAAGGTAATTGTTACTCTTACCTTATCAACATTCGTATTCGTAATCTGTCGAGTGACAGGAATATCTTTAGTTACTGTGACACCAACACTTGTTGTAGATACACTGCTATCTATATTGGGTATGGCAGTTTGACTATCAGTACCAAATCTAGGATTGAAAGTTACATTTTGAAAGTTTCTATCTACATCTTGAACATCAGTAGAATCTGCTGATGCTCTTATAACAGGAGTATCGTTTAAAAATACATCTTTAAGAGCAGCATTATTATATGCAGTTGTACCTTTTGTTCTACCCTCTTTTGATGCTGTTGCAAACCCTTCTATTTCTCCTTCCGATATTAAATCTAAAAAAGTAGCATACTGTCTACTATGAAGATTATCAGGATCTCTAGTTGGCGATGGAGGTGTTGGATTTCCACCTTTTGCACCTCTAATAATACGTTTCGTATCACTCATGCCTGTACCTGTTCAGTATCTACGGAAGCACTAATTACAACCGATCCAGTGAATATTTCTCCGTAAACTATAGGAACGGGTGTACCAGCCCTTGATGTATTTTGTAGTCCATTAAAACTAAACGATAATCTAGGATCTTCCTCTGAACTAAAATCGGGTTTTTTAGGTAAAGGAGTTAGCATCTCAGAAACTCCAGTAAGAACTAAAGCTATACCTATATTTCCTGCAAATGCAGCAAAACTAAATGCTCCAGATGCAGTCGCAAATCCTCCCCCTAAACCCCCTGGTCCGAGTCCAAAACCTACAGTTGGATTTATGATTGCAAATCCAATTAATACAGCACCTAAAAGTATTTTTCCTAATCCTCTACCAGCACCAGTAATCACAGGAATTAAGTGTATGTCCTGTTGTCCTATTGGATCTCCTAGTTCAGTTTTATCTAACTCATAATCGCCAACTTTTAATTTATAGTATCTGTCATTCATGTGCTGCTCGATTCCAGGAAAATTGTTTATCAAAAAACTCATTGCATGAGCTAATGTGTCTGCCTTTATCTCAAACTCCTTATGTCCCACAAACTTTGCAAGCTCTCCATATAATTTTATTTTACGAAGCATAACGATACCTCTTTCCTGTGCATTTTAGTAACCAAGGAGAGTATGGTTCTCTACAGGATAGTCTATCGGTTAAATGATGTAATACCTCATCTCCGAGAAAAATAGCTACATGATTTAAAGTTGAATCTAAAATACTCATCAATAAAACATCTCCAGACTCTAACTTTTCATCTGGCCTAAGTTCTCTAAATCCTGTTCGCCAAGCATAACTTTCAAATAAAGGATCTTTCATAAACTCTTCTGGAGTTATTGGTCTTTCATAATCTTTTAGCTTTATTCCTTTTTCTTGTTTGTAATAGTCACGAACCAGAGACCAACAGTCTGTTACACCCCAGACCCATTGACGACCTAGCAAAGGTGCTTCATAGCCCTGTGGCTCATAATATCCCCATTGTTTTGTTTTTGGATTGACTATGTGCCAAGGTAGTCCACTTTGTTCACAACTAACTTTATCTGCCTGACTAGCTATCGCTGGGGTTGATGGATGACTGTGAACAACTGCAACTATGTCTCCTAAATTATCTGCCTTTACATAATCCTCTGGATCAAGAATAAAACATTGATGTGCTGTCATAGAAAGATTACGGCAAGGATAATACCTCTCTTTACCTCTAACGTTTAATAAAAGCCCAACAGATTCCTTTGGATCTTCTGTTTCAGCGTGATTAAGTGCAGCGTCTTTCCAATTCATCCTACAACTGTACCTACTGAGGGAAATTCTGCTCTAGTACATTGTCTGTTAGGAGCACGAATACCAGCAAGATCAAAAACTGCTGCTAATTCAAACTGAACAACTTCTCTATTTTCTGCTGATTTTCTATCTATTTTATAAATTTCCTGCGGAAATTCTGCTGTAGCATCTGGTGTTCCATAAGGATTTATGTCTCCAGGAAAATTTACAGCGTCAATGAATCTTGCCAAAGTTCTAATACGAGTAACAGTTGCACCAGTAAGATCATTTCCAGTGGTTGTGGCATTTACTGTAATTAAGATAGATGTAATTGTTCCTAAGGCATTGCTTACTGTCAAAGTTGGGCGAGGTAATTGTCCTTTTGTAAATGCAAACCCTTCAGCTTTTACGGGAAATCTTTGATATGTGTTTCCTGCCCAGACTACTTCTCCATTGTCTTTCAAAGATGAGCCAGCATGAAATCGATAAACTGTGGTCGCTCCATGTAAACTGTTATCCAGTGCAAGTGTGAATAATTCTATTACCGATGATGGGTTTATGTTCTGAAGATTGCTGACAATAGCAGAACTGCTCATGGTTCAAATACCTCTCTAAATGTTGCTTGAATTGTTGCTCTATTGTTATATGGTATAGATTTATTCCAAGTCTCGCAAACATATTGACCAGCACCAGATAAAGTAATCGAAACATTACCACTGTTAGTAGCACTGGCAGCAGCAGTGACAGTAAACACGTTGGAGTCAGTTACAGAAGCAACAAGAAAAGTACCATCAGTTGCAGATCCAGAAGTGTAGTCAATAGTAAGTTCATCTCCTACAGCTACACCATGACTTGTAATCGTGATTGTTACTGTAGTTCCTGATTGAGAATAAGTTCCTGTCTTTGTAAACCCTTCTCCTGGTGGGGTAAATGTAAAACTGGCACTATCATTGGCACGACTGTCAAGGAAGCCCTCTATGGTGTCTGCATCTGTTTCCGATACGTTGAAAGTAAAGTTGTAAACTTTTGGGTTTTGATGTGCAGCAAGTCCAAACAATATTCTATGTTCATAGCCATCAGCAAAACGAACTGTTCTAGTTAGTGGTGCGGATCTTTTCTGTTGTCCGTAAGTTGGTGTGATTGATGGAAAAGTAGCCATTATGCAAGTAAACCTCCAGGTCTTTTCTGTTTAATTAATTCTGATTCTATCGCTGCTGACAATGCAATGCCCAACTGCCTTCCCTCTTCTTCATCTCCTTCTACATTAGATCCAGAAGCATCTACGTTTACAACTATGTTTGTTGATCCACCAAGAGCATGGTTTGGTGTAATCATTCCAGATACACCTGGAGTAAATAGCTCTGGTCCACGTTCTCCTACAAGATACTGACTTCCACCTTTTACTGAACCTCCTCCTGCTCTTACTCCTACTGTTAAATCAGTATGCTGACTTAAGGGATTACCTAATGGACCTAAAGGTGCTCCTCCAAATGCACCTCCACCGCCACCGAATAATCCTCCAAGTCCACCAAGTATTGAACCAAATAACCCTCCACCTCCTAATGTGCCTTGCATATTTCCAAACAATGCCATGTTGAAAGCTGCATCTATCAGTTTGTTTAGTACGTTATTAAGCATATCGTTGAGTGTTGACGTTCCACGGATCATTCCCTGTATTCCCTGTGATATATCGGTTGCTATTGTCTGAGACATTCTTTCAAATGCTGCTGCTGTATCTAAAGCTAACTGTCTTTCTTTTTGTAAAGCGTCTAATCTACGCATTTTATTGGCAAGTGCTTTTTCATCTACCTCAATATCTTTATCTTTAAGTTCCTGTATTCTTTGTTGTATTTCAAATTCTAATTCAGACAGATGACCTTCTTCTCTACTCATTTCAAGTAATCTTATGTCTGTATTTATTTTTTTCTGAGCAGCTTTGTTAATTGCTTCATTTATAGCTTTTATTTCTCTCTCTGTATCTTTCTTTTTGACTAAAGCTGTTATCTCGTCTAATATTCTGTCTTTTTCTCGTTTATCTGCCTGTGGATCTCTAAATGCCTGTACGATATTTCCACCTAACCCTCTTTTTCCTACATTCTCAAACTGGTTAATTAAGTTTGCAATCTCAGGGTCATCTGCTGCTAATACCCTGGCTCGTTCCATTCCCACACCAGTTTCTACTGATCTGGCTAAAGATCTCAAAACTCCCGATTGTTCTATAAGATTTGCGATACCAACTCGCATATTTAACATAAATACGCTGAAGCTGTCAGATAATTTTTTAGTTTGATCGCCAAAATTACTTAGAGCTTGAACTCCATCTGAACCTACCTGTTGTGTCATCTTTTGTCTTACTAAATCAAATGCAGCTTCCTGATCTCCTAATGATTCAAGTGTTTTTATCTGTTTTTCATATTCTGATCCAGTTAGTCCAAGGGCTTGGATAAGTGGTGTTGTGTCTTTGTTTACGCTGTTTATAGCTTGTCCTAACTGACTTATGCTTGATGTAAAGCCTTGTATGCCAGATACCACAGCCGTTCCAATTAGACCTCCTGCAAAACCTCCCATCTGACCGCCAAATACACCGCCAAGTCCGCCACCAAGTCCGCCACCTAAAGCAGCAAGTGGTCCTTGACCGAATAACAGAGGAAATGCACCACTTATCGCAGCACTTTGTAATGCTGCTCCTCTGTTAGCTTGAAATAGTCTACTTAAGTTACCTTGTGCAAATACAGATGTTCCTGCTGGACCTCGTAATAATGTGTTACCTCGAAAATTTAAATCTGATCTAGCTCCGACATTAATTGGAGGTGCTTGAGGTCCAAATTGAGATGCTCTAAATCCCGTGCTTGCTCCTGTTTGAATTTTCTTTAATTTTGCAGCTTGATCTTCAAAATATGCAGGAGAACCAACTAAATGCTTAAACCCTCTTATAGGAACAGCATTTTGTTTAGCTATTCTTAGTATCTCTTTATTCTGTGCTTCAAAATATGCAGGAGATCCCACTAAAGACTCAAAGCCCTTTACGGGCATTGCATTTTGTCTACCTATACTTAGTAAATTTGCTGGAGAACCTACTAGGTCTGCTCTACCCCCTATAGGTACACGAGGAGCACCTACTCCTTGAGCAGCGTTGAAAGCAGGAGAGCCAAACGTAAATCTCGAACCAGTGATAGGGGATCTTGCTCCTCCTGCTCTAGCACCAGCCTCAAAAAATGCAGGAGATCCAAACTGAAATCTAGTACCTTGTAATGGAGAACGACCCATACCAGCACCAGCAAAACCTAACTGAGTAGGAGAACCCATCATGGTCCTTGTTCCTCCTATCGGAGAAGCCATCTGTCTGCCTATACTTTGCGATAGTCTTGCTTGCTGACCTTTTTCTTTTGTTATGGCTCGTTGAATTTTAAGCTCCTCTAGGGCTACTTTCTGTTGAGCTTTTGCGGTTTTAAAATCCTGTCTGCCATCAGCTAAAGATGCTTTATTTATTGCTCTTCTGGCTTTGTCTACTTTTAGCCCTTGGTCTGCTGCTTTCTGTACTAGATCGCCTATGCGTCTAGTTTCAACCATCGCAGCCCTTTGAGCATCTTTACTTTTTGTTATTTTTGCTTCTGTTCTCTGTGCTTTTTGACTACTACCTATATTTACTTTGCCTAGTTTATCTATATCCTTTTTTATATTTTTAAGGTCTGCTCTTACCTGTTCTGTATTCAGTCTTATATTTACGCTATATTCGGATGCCACTGATTTTTGCAGAATACACGGATACTAAAAGTTTAGCGTACTTTACGAACTTGGGCTTGTCTTTTTGCTTTTTCATAGGCTTCTTCTTCCCGTTCAGCTTTAATTGTAAAGTAAGCGTTCCACCCGTATAACTCTTGAATTGACATTCTTTCACGAAGCTCTTTAAATGTGTATCCTAGTTTTTCTGCTATAAAAAATTGTAAATATACGAAATTATCTTCTTTTACTTTAGCTTTTTACGGCATCGGGGCTTTCCTCCTCGCCCATACTTTGCATCTTGGTCATAAGATCCAGCAATACTGCTAAAGGTATTTCTCTTCTAAGTGATGGTAAATCTGCTGCTGTAAACATCTTTGCACCTGATTCATCTTCGGCTTTTGTGAGTATAACTTGTAATGCAAAGTCAAGACTCCCTTCTTCTTGACCTTTGTTCATAGCTATTAGTGTACTGTTTATAGTATCTCTGTCAGCTATTGTAAGAGGCGACCAAAATATTTTTAGGATTAGTTCTTCTCCTTTAAACATAGAGTAACTACTGCGTTCTTCGACACTAAAGGCTTTCTTCAGTTTGTCGATTGCTCTTTCTGTTGCCATAAAAATGTATATCTATTCTTGTAGTATAACTCAAACTGTTGATTGTGTCTTTAGTATGTAGATTGCCCTAACTTTACACTTCCAAATGCTTGGTCTATGTCCTGTGTAAGTTCTTCAGTTGCTATGTAATAGAAGTACCACTCAGGACTATTAGGTATCGGACTCGTATCTGCGTTTATAGCAAATAAATCTTCGTAAAATTCAATCGGAGCTATACCACGAGGATTTCCCTGTGAATTGTTGCCGAATATCTGATCGCTAGTTAATCCTGCTGTTTCCAAACTTCTCATTCTATTTATTACGAATCCAGCATATTCTGTTTCGTTACCTACATACAAAGCCTCGGTTAAAGATGTTTTTATAATTGGTCCTGCTTCTGGTGCTCTTACACCGCTTCTATATCCTTGATTTTCTTTTCTTGGTTTTACTGGATCTACAGGTGTGCCTTTCTGTACTTTCCAGGCAGCGTTGAATGTTCCTGTCCAATACGGACTTCGGTACTGTAGAGAGAACTGTATTTTTGATGCTGCTTTTGCTTTACCCTGCAACACCATGTTCTCAATATCTTTTGTTAAATGCTTTATATCCTTAAGCATTGGCAGTAAAGTTGCAATTTACAACACTCATAAAGTGACTTTGGTTGTCAGTTACAACAGATGTTGGACCGCTTATCTGACTAACTCTTGGAGTCACTGAAAAAGTATCAGAATAATCGGAAGCATTTACTGATGTCATTCCATCAATTACTGATTCTGCTATTGCAGCAGCTACCGCACTTCCTTTGTTAGATGGTGTCATAATCGCACATCTAATTGTTCCTGCATAATAATCTGTAGCTGCTCCCTGTGGTTGAGTGGTAGATTGCGTAAAGTCTAAATTTACCATTACATACTTTTTAGTTTTACCTGGAGTTGTAAAAGGCATATTGTCGAACACCAGCGTAACTGTGTTGTCAGCAGTTGTTACTGCGTTTTTGATTGCTGTTTCAAATGCTGCTCGTGCGTTTACTAAAGTCATTAGAAGATAACATCAACTCTGAATAAATACTCTTGACCGCCACGCAAAGTTCTTACGTCTGTTATTTTTGCTATTCTAGTCGATCCAGAAAATGTAAGAGTTATTTCATCAGATAATAGCGGTTGGCTGTCCCCTATTAGATCGGGTGTTATATAGATACGAGCTACGTTTTCTTGGTATCCAGACTCTTCAGTAGACTGTATAAATTCTATAGGTACGTCTATATTGTAAGCGGTGTCGGTTGTCGTTACTGCACCTGTAGATGTATTGTAGGAAGCAGATGCCTTGCGTGTGTAAGTGATAGATGTATCGAGAGACTTACCAAGATCAGCTACAACCTGTTTAGCTACATTTTTCAATAATGAATCTAGTTGTCCTGCCATTATCCTCTCACCACTCTAAGTTGAAAACTACCAGCTCCACCAAGAACATAGGCTCCTAAATAACTTTGTAGCCAAGGATAAACGTCAAATACATTATTAACAGAACCAGTTCCCTGACTTTTAGTATTGTATTTGACTTGAATATCTCCTAGCTTAACTTCTTCAAAATTACCATCAGTTCCCGTGCTTCCAATAATTGCATCAGTATCATTTGCTAACGCAAAGGCTAACTCAAACTGTGCATATTTAATATTCTGAGGAATCAAAGTACAAGCTAGTTCAACTCCATCAACTTGATAATTGGTTCGAGGAAACTTTAACGCTTGGTCATCATCACATCTATCTCCGTAATAAACCAAGGTATCAATCCATCTTGTAGCTGATATTAATGCACGATTCTTCTTATCATCCTGTTTATTATCCCATTGCGTAGAACTTGGGACAGTTTCAAAGTATGCGTCTGCTTCAGCTAATGTGACATAGCTATTAGCATTTTCTCCTTTTATTGTTGCGTCTATGGTAGCTGCCACGATTGTTTAGTAATTTATCTGTATTGTAGCGTAAAGAAAAAACCCCACCAATATTTGATGAGGTTTGATGACCACAATTTAATGTTAACTATTAAAGAGTTGTATTATCAAGTGGTGTGTTAACTGTTAACTGAACAATAGGAATTAAGTCTGCATCATATGTTAATGCCCACTTAGCTTGTGCTCCCAAGTTTGAGTTTGTTGGGTTATCAGA